TTATTATGATATTGTGGATGATCATCAGCAGAAAGACCACTCAACTCGCCATGCACTGTGGTACCACCTCCACCAGAAGTACCTCCTAAGTATTCATACGTAGCTCTTAAAATATCATCCTCAAAAGGAGTTATATAAATTAATCTTACTTCATTTGTATCTGTTTCTTCAAAATCTTCTGGACTATGTAGAGACTGGCCATTATACATCAAACTTATTCTACTAGGTTCGTATTCATGGGGGGTTTGGAAAATTTTATTAACCCCATCTAAACTACCAGTTAATGTTTGAGCTACTGCTACTGAAGGACTCGACTGTTGACCAGGTTTTCGTAGAATAATCATAATTAATATCTACCTCTCCATATCATACAAAAAAATATGGGTAATAACTGCATACCTTTATAGGATGTATTAACATGCATACCTATTTTTGTATAACAACTATTACCCATACATTACACCTTCCTTATATTAGTAGTTATTAGTTGTCTGCCTCTTCATCATCTCCTCGATGGTTTTTAGCTTGCCGAAGCTCTTTCTCAGCTTGCAACCTAGCTTTTTCCCTGTCCGCGGCAGATACTAAATTCTTAATTATCTCTGTAATTATCTTCTCATTAGATCTTAACTGAGAAATTTCACCTTCTAACCTTTGGATCTTATTTAATTTGGCATCCAAGTCAGATCTAAATCTTTCAACTAATAATACAGCAAAACCTACTTCTTCTTGACTCATAACACCATTAACTTCAGCTTTGTGTATTAAGTTATTTAATCTATTCCTGTCTGCTTCGTCCTGTATACCCATAAACCTTTCCTCCTAAACCTAAAAAATTACGGGGGAAATATTCCCCCGTAATCACACGTGTTATTGTCTAATAACATAAGTTATATTTCTATCGGCCTGAACATCAAATCTAAATGTAATACCAGACGTAGAAGTTTCACCATAATCTCTGTCAGCGTTAACACCTGCCGCACCAGTATCAGCCATCAAAAGCTGACCGCCTACATAAACATCCATATTCTTACCCTCTTCACCAGCAGTAGAGCTAGGAGTAAATGTTTTACCAGCAGGAAGCGCGTGCTCAGTATTTTTGTTAATCTGAGAAGCAGTAGTTTCAACTACTTTATCGGCAGACGAGGCTGTAATAGCACCAGACAAAGTAACAAGATCAGTGCCTGGATCGTCATACCAATTAGTAGTTCCGGTAATGTTCTTTATCAAAGTTCTAACAACATTCAAGTCGTGCTGTAAAGTACCAGATACTGCTATTTCGGCAACGGCAGAAGTATGGACTCCGCTAATAGCATCGTCATACGTGGCTGAGTTACGAATTTGTTCTAATTGCCTTAAAAGACTCCGCGCCATTTTTAAACCCCCTTAATTGTATAGTATATCTTACCTAGATATTTGTATTTCTTGAATACGCTTTCTTAAAATTTTACAGAGGCTATCCTTACCAGCTAAGTTATTAGCTTCAGCAAGAGCATATCTTAACAGGGTTAAATCCCTTACCTGAGGAACAACCTCCCGTGCTTTTCTTACAGAAAGCCCTACAATATCAGCGACCTCCATATTCTTTGGAACTAATGGAGACCTAGGTACTTCAGTTACTTCAGGTACTTCGGCTTTTTCTTTTACTTCTGGGGAGATATCGGGGGAGATATCATCTTCTTTTATGGTTTTCTCTTCATTAGGTACAAATACTATTTTCCACTTCTCTCTATCTTTTAATTTAACATTTCTTAACCAAGCAATAAATTCTTCTCCTTCAGCCAATTTATGTTTCTTACCATAATCGTTATATAATTCAGCTAAAGCAATCTCTTTACCTGGTCCAACTTCTCTCTTTAACGCATGCGCCCAAACAGGCGACATATTTCTAACATACCCATTCATAGTCATTTTTCGTTCTCCTTTTCAATTACTTAACAATCCCTTGTCCTTTTCTAATCTATACCTTTAATGCGGTCGATAACAAAATGTAATATATTAGACATTCTATGTAATATTATACCATAGAAAAATAGATTAACATAAAAATTATCTAATAATATATATGAAAAAACAACAAACCATGCTACCCATACAGATGTACAGTAACCGCAATCCAATAGATTAAACATCCAATTAAAAAATTTATTATCTTGCCTATTAAAGAAAAACTTTCTAACCGGTTTAAAAAATTCAGATTTACTTATTAATTCTGTTAATGCTTCTATTAATATAATAGCTAATAAGTATTTTAACATACATTACCTTTTTGATATCCCGCATAAAAATGCGGGATATCGTGTTATATACTATAGGCTTCTATCTATAATACCCATACCCATCATTCTACTATCAAGACAAGCAAAACCAATCTCTGCCCATCCAAAGAAACCTTGTTTCTGGACACGCAACAGAGTTGGGTCATCATGAGCCTCATAATCCTTCCTGATCGGCATGACCAGAGAATCGTTGACACTCAGATCAAAACCAAGCACCTGAGTTTCGCCCAGTGTAGTAACAACACCAGTAGCGTCAACAATGTTAGGATTGTCAAGGCTATAAGAATTATAAGTATTAGTAGCATCACATACAAACTTACCGTAAGCAGAACCATTACCGTTGATGTTATAAAGACCAACAGCGCCAAGGTGATCTACTTCGTGAAGCTGCACATTCCACAGACTTCCCATACCAGCAGCCTGAAAAATTTCACGCCTGGTTACAGGATCGATGTCGGTGTCAGTCCACTCACGAATATCGGCAGCATCTTCGGGAGATACATACAGATCTGTAAGTGTACGACCGGTTCTCTTAAAACCAACGATCATCTTATTAATAAGTTCTTTAGAAAGATAACCAGCGCCTGTAGAAGACGGAGCAATCTCATAAATAGGAGCAGGTCTAGAACCTAACAGACCTTTTCCAGAAAAAGCAGATGTGACGGCGGGCATAATAACCCTCCAACCACATTCCTCTTCATAATTAGCTAAATCTTTAGCAGCCCTGGCCGCAGCACGCGAAGCGATATCAACGCGAGAGTCCCTAGCATACGTTATTTTCCAATCAGCAGAAGCATCGATTGTGAAAGTAGGCACATAGACCTCTTCACCGATACCTTCGATAAAGTTCTGAGCAACATAACCCAGTCCAGGAAGAACCCAAACAGGGATTTCAAAATCTTCAGCAACAGGATATACAGCCTGTGCGCCCGGAGCCAAACGCTCAACTGCGAACAGTTGGCGCATAATTGATTCCAGTTCGATTTTCTGCAAGATCGGAGTTGTCAACGCAGCAGCAAAAGCTTTTCTCTTAGCGGTACCTTCCGCAGTCATCTCAGCGGTTTCCCTGAAAAGCTTCATCATTTCATTTCTTTCCATAGTAACAACTCCTCCTATTATTATTATTTTCGGAAGTACTAATTCCGTACCTTAATCCGTTTTTAAAAAGTTAAACTAACAGTTTTATCCTAATCGGATAAAGTGTAGTGTTATTAATATTAGCAGCACACTTAGAAGCGCTAGCACCCTTAACTACTCTAGCGACGATCGTAGCAACATTAGGTAATTTATTACCATCATAAGTATCGTCACCAGCATTAGTAGTATCATTAGTTACTCGGGAACCACAATTAGCCGCAACATACAGCATATCGCCAGGTTTCATTCTATCGCCACCATTAACAGTAGCGTTAGTACCTGCAGTACCTGTAAAGGCACAGGTGTAATGAACCGTATCCCAAATTCCAAGGTGACCAACACCCAAAGGCGCGGATTCAGTACCTACAATATTACCACTAGAGTCATATTTAGGCTGTGCGATAACATCACTAGAACCCAAATCACCAGGCATATAAAATCCAGTAGAATGTACTTGGTGATAACCAGTCTTCACCTTCTGGTAAGCAAAACCAAAAGGTACACGCTCTGAAGCCGTAGTCGGCTCATTGGATTGAAGATCATAACGTGCTACTTCAGCTTCTTCATTAGCAGCTGTATTATTCAAATACAGAACGGCGCCAGCGTAACAAACTACGCCTCCGACTCCAGCGGAACCGGTGCCACTCTGGGTGATATAGCTACAAAATTGATTTTCTACAACAGGATGTCTTGGTATAAACATATCCTTTCTTCCTCCTTATAATTCAGTATCTTTCTTGATTTTAGCTGCTAGTGCGTCACCTAACTCAGAGTACTTAGTAACTAAGTCTTCTCCGAGAGAAGCAACTTCCATATTTAAAGCTGCGGCGACAGCATCGCCGGGATCCACATTAGCAGGAGGTGTGACAACTTCCTCTTCTTCGGATTCTTCCTCAGAAGCGACTTCCTCTTCTTCAACCTCATCAGAACCTTCTTCCTTTTCAGGATTGACCTTAGAAGGTGTTTCTTCTTCTGCAACCTCTTCCGGTTTCTGAGCAGCCAGCTCATCAATTACAGACTGTCTTACTGCTACCAATTCATCTTTGTACGCAGCAAATGCCTCGTCAGACATCTCTCTAATTTTAGTAGCCTGTGCTTCTTTATCGGAGTGGTTTACCTTAGCGTCCTCAAGTTCAGACATACGCATACTAACAACCTGATCTTTTTTCATCTCTTCAAGAGCTTTTTCTGTTTCAGATAATTTTTCATTAACTTCATCAGTCTCTTTTCTGGCTGCCTCAAGCTCAGTTTCAAGACTAGAAATTTTATCATTAGATTCAGTAAGTTTTTCCTCCAAAGCACTAAACTCACTCTTCTTATCCTCTAAAACAGAAGTAAGATCATCGATGGTTTCTGCGGCTTTCTGAAGCTCAAGTTCAGTTTTTTTCCGAATATCAGCTTCTTCTTTTTCAGAAAAAATTGAAGCTACTACAGCTTCAATATCTTTTCTAAGTTTATCTTCCATCTAGAATTACCTCCTCATATAGTTTTAATACAGTCCACGCTACCCGTAATTTTAATTCTAGCTTATCACCAACCTGATTTTGCCCAAAAGGGTATTTTAAACACCTTTACCATAAACAATTAAATTACACAGTATCATGGATAAAAATTACAATTTAAATTTTAATAACTAGGTATCGGCAATTTACCAAAGCCTCTACACTCAAAACCAGTAATATTAGCATCTTCGCCAAGCATAAACATAACATCGAAATCAACATTATTCATATTACCACTGGATTTAATACTCACTACGTTAGTGGAAGTATTCTTATCTACCCAATAACGTACTGCTCCGGGGTCTTCTATAGGCGTAATAATAACAGTACCATAAGTAGCTAAATCATACCCATGAAACTTAATACTAGAAGCTATATCAGTCGAAGTCCCTGAATGTGTAACAGTACCTGACCAAATGAAAGGATAGGCATGATTATTACCCAGATTTCTATAAATAGCTTTCTGGTTATCATCACCATTAATCCTAGTCATTTTAGGAGTACTTTTTCTTTTACCTAAAAGTCCAAAATTTTTCTGTCCTGCCATGTTTTATATCCTCCTACGATTATTATTTTTACTGGCTCGTGCGGGACCAGCTGTTAAACCAAATTAGCTTTATCTAGAGCAGAAGACAAAGAATCTAACAACTCTTTCCTCTTATCATTACTTGCCTTTTCCTCCATAAGCTTGTTTGCGATAGATGCAGCAGTAGATCTGGCTGCAGTCCTAAGGCACTTAGGATCTGTAGTATCTCTCGAAAACGATGTACAAGATTGTTCATATAGAGCGCACCAGTCTGTATGAAGTATCTCACTTCGTGCATCTTTAAATGTACTACCATAAACCTCTTTCTTGTAACTGACACAAATACCTGTAGTGTCATTATAAACTAATTCAGCCTCTTCTTCATTAGTATCTTCTACATCTTCAGAGGTTACATTATTATCTGAAGAAACTTCGTCCTCACTAGCGTCGTCTTCAAATTTATCATAGTCAAGAATTACTATATCCTTACTACTAGCCTTCTCTTCTTCCTCTACCGTGTCCTCATTAGCAGTCTCTAAAACTACAGAAGGTGGGTTAGCTGGTTTTTCAACAAAACCACAACCACTAAATACCAGGTCTAATAAAATACGGTTAATAGTACCCGTAGCGATTTCAACTTTGTTTTTTATAACCTTGGCTAACTTTCCTACCATACTTTCATCAGAAGCCAGGCCTAATGATTCGGCTTCATTTCTACTAATCACCAAATTCCCTATCTTAACGTCATAGTCTCTATAATAAGTCTCCATACTAACTTTCCAGTTGCCCTCAGATATTTCACCAGCAAGTTCTGGAAATCTATTCTTATAAACAATACCTGCTATAACCACATGCATCTCCTGCTCATCAATACTAGCTGTGTCTTTAGAAGCAAGTTCGTCTATGTTTAAAAGCTTACCACTTTTATCAGTATAAACCCTATCATAAATATGACCTACTATGTCCTCTTCTTTATGCTCAATATCAAGAGCTTTATTAACTATAGTACCTTCAGCCTTTACCAGTTCTGAAGGTTGAAAATAAGCATGATTTAAATTAGCGCCTGAGGAAACAAAAATAGCACTAAAATATAATAAATCCGGTTGCTTATCTTTTTCTTCAGGTAACTTAATAACAGAAGCTACTGCTTTTCTCAAGTCATCTGTCTCTTTTTGTACCTCAATATCTGCTTCTAGATAAAATTTATTTTGTGTATCCACTGTACTCCTCCTTAAAAATAATAAACCCTTCTAATAATAAGAGGTTAGTTTATTATTATTCTTCATCCCTTAATTTAGCCAACTCACCAACAAGCCTATAGAATTCTTGGTCGCCCATATCTTTTACCGCATCAGCTAAAGAAGCTGCCTTTTTCTGATTCTGGGCTGGCTTTTTCTGTGAGGGTTTGACATTTAAATTTTTCTGATTTTGTTTAACATCTTTGTTTTTAGGTTTAGCTGGCTGCCCTTTAGGTCTGCCTGAACTAGGAGTACCTTTAGGAGCACCTTGATTGGGTTGTATTTGGGATTGTTGCCATGGGCTTCCTAAAATACCAAATGTACCTTCTTCAACCAGAGGAAGTTCTTCCTGCATATTACGTAATTCATTCTCGTAATCAAAACCTAACGATTCTAGAGAAGTCCTATAACTCAACATTCTACGATCAACCAACTGAGAAAGCGTGTTCATATAAAGAATAATATCTTTAAGCACACTATCATCCCATCTTATTCTAGGAAATCTCTCGAAAGACATGGCCTCAGCTATCTGTTGATATTCCCTATAAATCCAACGGGTAACCTGTCTACGAGCATAATTAATCTCCTCCATTAAACCTTTAGTAACAAGACCTGCTTCTGCTACAGTTAAACTACCGGCGCCATCAATTATAGCTCTAGATATACCTAAACCAGCTGTCATATCTTCGTTAACCTGTTCGTATTTACCCTGACCTAACACAGCATCTATCTCTGGGGAAACAATTTTTTCTATATTTAAAGTGTGATTCCATACAACATCAAAACTCTTACTGGGAGTATTAAATAAAGCCGCAACAGCATCTAATTCTTCCTGCGAAGAAACAGGAAACTCATCAGATCCTATAGTAATTTTAAGTATATAATTAGATATACCGTCTAATGTAGATAAATCTGCCTGTTCCAAAGACCGTTTGTACTCAACAGCATCAAATACTTTAGTAGCTCTAGGCCTAGCATATCTCTCATAAGGCTGTTTTCTATAAGTTATACTACCAACCAAACGCTCATCTAACTGATATTCTCCACCCTTCTCAGCAGCATTTTTCAAATCTGTAGGTAAAGATTTTATTAACATCTTCTCTTCCTCAGTAAGCTCTGCTGGTGGTTTTTTTAATAACTCGGTGAGTTCTGGAGGTGGTCTGAGTTTGGTAGACACTTTATCAAAGAGTAAATTTCCGTCTATAGTAACAAGTAAAGGATTCAATACAGTGTATGCTACAGGCAAATGACCTTTAGACCATATCTTCTTTTTAGCTCCCTTCTCTTTACCAGTAGATTTTTTAGATTTAGGTTTTTGGCCAGGAATAGGTGAAAGGTAGGATACCCTGGGCTCATATTTAGCTAAAACTTTGTAAGTAGTTACATGACCTGTTTTAAAAAAATCTAAATAAATCCACTCTAAAACCTCTTCAAAATTAACATCAAAAGTCCAAGTGTCATAAAATTGTTTTATATTAGCGTCATCAATATCATTTTCAAAACCTTTACATGACATATTAGCTAACAAATTTGTTACGGTACCTACTAGAGGATCAGTATAGTAATATCTAATAGCCCTCTTATAGTTCTCCTCTGCAGTTTCCTCATAAGCATCTTTTTTGGCTAAATCCAGAGCCGTTCTATCAATAGCATCCCGTGTAATAACCGACGCTCTCTCGGAGAATTTACGAGGTATAATTGCTTTAGAAGCATCTAAAGTAGCAAGTACTTTTTTAGTAGGGTTTAAATAAAAAGAAGCAGACCCATCATTAGACACATCTATCTTCTGTATACCCACCTCTGGGTACTTACTTTTAATTTCTTCTGTAAATTTAGCTAACTCTTTACCATCCATTTAGTAGTTCTCCTTATTTAGCACTCATAAGCAATGAGCCGGCTGCTTCTGTTCCTGATAATGTAACCGGTTGAATATATGTAGGATCTCTTCTACCTATCTTATCTTCTACAGTAAAAGGTATATTACCTGTAGTTCTATATTTAGTGTAGTCGTCTTCTTTTGTAGCCATGTTTTATCCTCCTTTATTTTAGTGCTACTACATAATAAGAGGTTAGTTTATTTAATCTTTTTTTCTAGTACAGCAAAACCCAATCCCCTATCACCTATCGTGGGACCCACCTTATTTAAAGTTCTAAAATTAGGTTCGGTTCTCATCCTAATACAACCACTTTTATTATACAAAACAGGTTCTGGGTCACCTTCTAATTCCTTCTCTACCATTCTAACACCATGAGCAGCTAAAATAATTGCGGAATACAAATCCTTATTTTGCCCCTTAGTAGGTGTGTCAAAATGTAACAGACCACTGGCAGTCTGAGTAACTATTATATTTAACATTTGACTCTTAAGTTTCTGTATATTATCAAAAATAACTGCGTGAGCGTCTAATGTAGACACCGGCGGTTCTGGAAAATTTAACTTATTATCTTCCAACATAGATAGTGTTGTAAAGTTAGCATCAGAAATCCAACCTGGATTAAAAGTCACCATGTCTAAAATATGGCGTCCTTTCATATGCTTGTGGTCATCATTAGTTCTGTCTATTATAGGTGTTTTACCATTATAACCATCTTCTAATAAGTCACATATAGCTTTACCTCCACCACCTTTATCCATAAAAATACGCATAATATTATATTTCTCACAAACTTCTTGAACAAACTCAGCCATACCTTGAGTAGTATTCTTTTTAAGCTCTATAACATTAACTATTTTATGTACAGTACCTATCTTTATAATAACAACACCGCAACTTGCGCTACCGCCTTGGTTTGGGTCCATTCCCATAACATAAGACGCCTGAGGATCACCTTTCAACTCTACAGAAAATCCGCTGTTCTGCGTACACTCCTCTAACAAAGAAGCTTTAAAAAATCCTTCTGAATCAGATATCATAGCAGCTTCATATTCCATACGAAACTCAGCATGCGAC